AGAAACACCGCAATGATGAAGAAGTGCCTGTAAGTACAGTAAGAGAAGCCGTGAATGGGGAATCTGATACGCTTAAGCATCGTGTATTTACATTCTTTCAGGGTATGAAAAATCCATTGAATAAAATTAATAAATAATTAAAAATAATGTTGACTTACATAGAAAGCTAGTGTAATATGTAAATATAGCCGATAGGGAACATGATCGGTTGAGAAATGAAACAAAGAATAAAATTAATAAATAAAAAGTGTTGACAGATTAGAAGAGTTGAGTTAAACTAAGAGAGTAGCTAAGACGAGTTGAGATTGAGCTTACTAAGTAGTTAAATTAATGAATGTTAAAGGTGGTGTCTGGTGATGAACACTGATAAAACATAAGGTTAATGTAGCTTAGCTGAGACTAGATAAGGTGAGTAATGAAGGAGTTGAGTTAGTGGAGGAAAGAGACAGCCCATACATAAAGTTAAAGGAATTAGAGGTTATGTGCTTAAATACTAAGAATAACTTACTCAAAGATATGAACAGAGGTATTAAGCAGGGGAAAGATATTTCTAAGTTAGTAATTGAAATGAAAAAGGTAGATCAAATGTTAAAGGACATTGCGAAAAATCATAAGTTTGAAGGAGTTGAATCGTTGGAGATTTACATTAACAAACTCACAAAGATTTACAATGAAAGGCATCCTAGATACGGTGATTCAATTATCGTCACTGATCAAAAGAATTCAGTTTACTTCTCAGTAGAAGAAGCAGAGTATTTAGTTGAGCAGCTTCAAGTTTTAATTGAGAAAGTTAAAGCTGATGAGGATGAAAATTGATTCAAATTAAGCAATATCGTTCAAGTAAAATATAACTTTTATAGAAACATATGATTAAAGAAAATACTTAATAGTTAAATTAATAAATATAAATTATACATATAACTGGAGGAATTTTATAATGGCAAAAGGACTAGGTTTACCACAAACACGAGGACAATTTAAATTACGTGGGATTGTACAAGGAATGGCACGAGACAATGCACTGAAGCCTATTAAAACTAAGTCAAATAAAGAGATGAAGATTTTAAACTTTGGTGTAGAAACATCCCCTGATTCAGTCGTATATGCAACGATCCAAGGAATGGAAAAAGATGAAGTGTTCTTCAGTAAGCGTAGTGAAGTTAAAGGACAGAAAAGCGAACTTAAACGAGTGCCTTGGGGAAATCGATTTGATGATCAAGGTGAAGGATTTAACCTAATCGGTATTGGAGTCGGTTTAGAAAAAAATGAAGAAGGTCGCAATGTTACAACTACGCACACTGAATATGATGCAGCAAACGAAGTATATGCGTTAGCTAATGATGGAGATGCAGTGTTTATTCAAGGTGAAATTGAGTTCTCTTCATTTAAAAATAACAAAGATGAAGTTACTCGAAATAAACGATTTGCTGTAAAACGAATCTATGGCTCAAATAACATTGATTTTGAAGCTGAAGATTTCCAAGAAACATCCGATTTCAAACAAAAAATCATCTTTATGGGAATCGAAAAGGTTGATGATAAAGATGATCCACGCTTTGCTATTGAAGCAAAAATTGTTACTTATAGCTCAGTAGAAACTACTGAATTTATTACACGAAATGCAGGGTTAGCCAATCAATTACGAAGCAATCTAAAGCCTTACACTGCAATTGAAGTTTGGGGTAAGATTTTCAATAAGGTAGATACAGATGAAGTAGAAGAAACTAGAACTTCAGCTTGGGGCGATGAAGATAGCTTCAAACGAGTAAATAAAAGCTATATTCGTGAACTAGTTATTACTGGAGCTGATCCTGAGTCAATTGACGATGAGACTTATACAGAAGAAATCATCCAAGAAGCATTGGATAAAATGAATGCAAAAGGTCAAGTAGAGAAGAAAAAAGAGGATAAGAAAGAAGAAGCATCTTGGGGAGATAACAAAGTAGATATCAAGGATGATGACTTACCTTGGTAAATATTGTAAATAATTAATAAATCACCATACATACAAAATAAATTAATTATAATTGGAGGAAATACATATATGGCAACAGTTAAACGTGGAAGCAAAGTTAAAAAAGGTCTCAAATTCTTCAACTTCGGTGATGCAGGTACTTGGAAGTCTAGTTTCGCACTAGATTTCCTAAAAATGAAAAGTGAAGAAGGTAAACCATTACGTGTACTTTATATCGACTGTGAAACAGGAAGTGTAGACAACTATTTAGAAGATTTAGAGGATGAAGGAGTAAATCTTGACAATCTACTTCTTGTATACACAACAAATTATGCAGAGGTTGAAGAGTTTGCTAATAAAGCTATGAACGAAGAAGACATTTTTATTGAAAATGAAGTTGTGCTAGACGCTGAAGGAAATCCATTCCGAGCAGATGTAATTGTTGTTGATGGTATCTCAGTTATTGCTGATAATGTTAAGTTTGCAGCAATTAATGTGTCTGAAAAACGTGCTAAGTTAAAAGCGAAATCTCAAGAAAAGAATGCTTCTGAACAATTAGTAGCAGAAAGCACAGCAGGATTAGAATTTAAAGATCATGACAAAATTAAAATGAAAGGCAAGCAATTAATGCGTAGCCTTGTAACAAATACAGATAAATATGTTGTGGTAACGTCTCGTGAAAAAATGAAACGTAAGATGGCTAATGTTGATGGAAAAATGCAACTGGTTGATCAAGGTATCACTCATATGTCTTTCCCTGAAAGTGAGTATGAATTCTATACAGTATTAAGACATTTCGAAGACGAAGATGGCACAATTAAAGCTCAAGTTGTTCGTAAAGACCGTACAAAGGTATTTGCTCAAAATGAAATTATTGATGATCCTACTCCTTTATACTGGCAGTCAGTTATTGATGGGAACAAAAATAAAGAAGCAAACATCCTAAAAGATAATTATGCAGATTCAATTGAGAAAGATGAGGATGTCGTAGCTAGTGGTTTCAATAAAAAGAATGAAGATCAAAAAGAAGTAGAAGTTAAATTAGAAACAGTAGAAGATTATCAAAAAGCAATTCAAGAATCGATGGATAAGCTTGATAATGTTAAAAAGAAAGCATTATTGCCTAAAGTTAAAAAAGCTAAGCTGCCATTAGATTTTAAAGCTATTACAGATGTTAAACAATTACATGAGTTTTTAGGATTAGTAAAAGGGTAATAAAAACAAAATCTGAATAGGGGAGATTAATTTCTCTCCTATTTTTTTAAAAGAGGTGAATTTGGCAAAATGCTATACAAATGTAACTTTTGTGATCCAAGACTAACTAAAGAAATGAAAGAACAGGGACTTAAGCCAATCAAGACTATTGATACTGACTATGACGAGTTTTTAAAAGATGACAAAGGCAAATACTATCATGTTGACTGCTACAGACAACACCTAAAAAAAAGAAAGAAGATGACAGAAGAAGAAATTGAATCAAAAGTAAATGAAAGAATTGAAATCTCTAAGCTTGAAGTATTAGAAAATGAGAGAAAGAGAGAATTTTTAAACTGGATAATGGATTTTTACGATGGCTCATTACCTTCTTATTTTCTAAAAAAACTTCAAATGGTAAGAACCGGTACATATGAAGGATTAAGAGAACCTATCGACTATGAAACACTTCTAGATATTTATACACATATGGAAAACTATCTGAATAAGATTGCTGCAAAAAAACAATTAAAAACAACACAGAGAATGAATTATGACTTAGCAGTAGTTATTGGTAATTATAATGACTATAAGAGATTTAAAGAAAGACAAAAGAAAAATTCTGTTGATAAAGTAGAAATTGACAAACATACTACAGTAACAGAAAAAGTTAAAAGAGCTGAAAAGATTAAGAAGAAGGAAGAGTTTGACATTTCCGATATTATGGGTGAATTGCTATTATGATTGAGGTGTACATAAATGGAAGAAGTAAATAAATTTGATCTTGCATCAGAAGCTTTGTTTGTAGGTAGTTTATACAAAAATCCTATCTTGTTTGTTGATTATGCTGAACTTGTAAAATCTAAGTATGATTTTTATGAGGATGATATCCGGTTTTTGTATGATTGTTTTGATTTATATTACAAAACATATTCACAAGAAATAACTGAAACTAAAGTAACTATATTTATGGCTCAGGACAAAGAAAGAAATGAGCACTACAGAAAACTTGGTGGCTGGAAATTAATTGAGAAACAAATGGAATTAGCCGATCCTAATGATATACATAATTATTTTGAAATTATCAAAAAATATTCTCTTGTTAGAGAATTTGCAAATAAAGGCTTTCCGATTGAAAAGATTGTCAATCATAAGAAATTCAATCAAATGAAAGCAGAAGACATTGTTAGATATATGAGGTTTAATGTTGACAATATTAACACAGTAATAGGTGGAGGTAAGTCAA